TGCTTAATGATAAAAACTTCAATTTCAATGTATTTTGGCATACTACTGAAGATTGGATTTTAACAAGTAAGAAATATATTTGGACTTATCCAAATAAAAAATTATTTACCAATAGTATCTGCGTACTACCAGAACTAGGTTTTGATGGTGATCTATCAATATGTTATGGAATATGCACTGACTACGTTATAAAATATCAAAATATATGAAAATAATTATAACTGGAATTTTAGGACAAGATGGCGCAAACATGTGCGAATATTTGCTTAAGAATACTGACGCTCAAATTTATGGCATGATGCGAAGAACCTCTAATCCTAATTTTATAAATTGTAATGCATTCATTAAAAATACTAGATTTAAATTTGTATATGGCGATCTTGCTGATTCTATAAGTTTAGACAATATTGTAAGAGATATTCAACCAGACTATTTTATTAATTTTGGCGCACAAAGTTTTGTTGGATGCAGTTGGGAAATACCTTTGCAAACTTTCGATGTCAACGCTACTGGTGTAGCAAGATGCCTTGAAGCTATTCGTCGTTTTCAACCAAAGTGTCGATTTTATTCCGCTGGGTCTAGCGAAGAATTTGGAGATGTTCAATATAATCCACAAGACATTCTTCATCCAGTTAGACCAAGAAGCCCATACGGAGCAAGCAAAGCCGCTGCTCGTCATTTGGTTAAAGTTTATCGTGAATCTTATAATCTATATGCTGTGCATGGCATTCTTTTTAATCACGAAGGAACTAAACGTGGAGAAGAATTTGTAACAAGAAAAATCAGCAAAGGCGTTGCTCGCATACACCATGCTATTAAAAACAATCAACCATTCTCTCCAATTGAACTTGGAAATTTAGACGCTCAAAGAGACTGGTCAGATTCTGAAGATTTTGTCGATGGCGTTTGGAAAATAATGAATCAAGAAAAACCAAAAGATTACGTTCTCTCAAGCAACGAAACACACACAATTAGGGAATTCATTAATAAATCTTTTGTTTGCGCCGGGATCGAAGGTGTTTGGCATGGATGCGGACAAGAAGAACAGATGAGCGTGTCTACTGAATACGCCATTAAAAATGAAATTCAATCGTCTATTTTAGTTAAAATTAATCCTAAATTTTACAGGCCCGCCGAAGTTGAGCTTCTTTTGGGAGACTCGACTCCAGCCAGAAAAGAATTAGGTTGGAAACCGAAAATTTCCTTTGACAACCTCGTAGAACGTATGGTAAAGTACGACATAGAGATTTTTAAAATCTAGTGTATAATACTTTTTACCATGAACGATGAATTAAATATTCTGTCTTCTTCTTTTTTAGCACAATATAAAAACAAACAACCCAACTGGGGCTTTAGCGGTCTTGGATATATTGTATACAAAAGAACTTATGCTCGCCAAAAGGAAGATGGAACAACAGAAGAATGGAATGAAACAGTAGAACGTTGTATCAATGGCGCACAGAAAATTGGCGCACAATATACAAAAGAAGAAGCAGAACGTATTTATGATTACGTTTTTAATTTAAAATGCAATTTTGCAGGTCGAATGCTTTGGCAACTCGGCACTTCAACTGTAGATCGTTTTGGAGCGAATTCTCTTCTTAATTGCTGGGCAACAGCAATGCGCGAGCCAAAGGCTTTTTTGTTTCTCTTTGAGAATCTAATGCTTGGTGGCGGTGTGGGTTACAGTATTCGTCGCGAAGATGTTCACGAACTACCAAAAATTAAGAAAGGTGTAAATGTTATTCATGAAGCCACTAAAGACGCTGATTATATTGTGCCAGATAAACGCGAAGGTTGGGTTAATCTACTTTCTAAAGTTCTGGATGCTTTTTACGTTACAGGTAAATCGTTTTCGTATTCAACTATTCTCATCAGAGGTTACGGCGAACCAATCAAGGGTTTTGGCGGAAAAGCTAGTGGTCCACAAATCCTTATTGACGGAATCGATAAAATCACAAAAATATTCCAAGCTCGCGAAGGCAAAAAACTTCGCTCGATTGATGTGTTGGATATCTGCAATATTATTGGCAGTGTTGTTGTCGCTGGCAATGTGCGGCGCAGTGCGGAAATCGCTCTAGGCGATCCTGATGATATTCTTTATCTTCGCGCCAAGAATTGGGGTTCTAGCAACGTTCCAAATTGGCGAGCAATGAGCAACAATACTATCTATGCAGATAGCTACGATCATGTTCTTGAAGAAGTTTGGAAAAATGGATACGAAATAAATAAAGATTCAGGTTATGCAAATGGTGAGCCTTATGGATTCTTTAACCTTCCTCTTTCTCAAAAATTTGGACGTATTAAAGATGGACCAATTTCTCAAAATCTTTTATACCCAACGGATGCAGATAATTGTGAAATGACAAATCCATGCGCTGAAATCAGCCTTGCAAATTATGAGTGCTGCAACCTTTCTGAACTTTATTTAAACAACATTACCTCTAAAGAGGAATTAATTGACTGTGCAAAACTTCTTTATAAAACTCAAAAGGCTATTGCTGCGTTACCTTTCATACACGAAGAAACTAATCGTATTGTCCACAAGAACATGCGCCTTGGCCTTGGCGTTACTGGCGTGTGCCAGTCTCTTGATAAGCTTGATTGGCTTGATGATTGTTATGTTGCTCTACGCAATTTTGACAAGTCTTGGAGTAAGCATCGTGGTTGGCCTGAAAGCATTAAGCTTACAACCATCAAACCCAGCGGAACATTAAGTTTACTTGGTGGAGCTACTCCCGGTGTTCATCCAGCTTTTAGTGAATATTATATGCGTACAGTACGCATGTCTAGCTCTGACAGTCTCGTTCAAACATGCAAAGACATGGGTTATCATGTAGAGTTCATTATTAATTTTGATGGAACTGAGAATCGTGATACGGTTGTTGTTTATTTCCCATGCAAGACTCCTGAAGGATCTATCCTTACAAAGGATATGGATGTTATCAAGCAGCTTGATATGGTTAAAAAGTTACAAACTATTTGGTCAGATAACGCTGTTTCTGTAACCGCTTATTACAAACCAGAAGAACTTGAGTCTCTCAAAGTTTGGCTAAAAGATAATTACGAAAACAATATCAAGAGCGTCAGTTTTCTTTTGTTCAAGGATCATGGATTCAAACAAGCTCCATATCAAGAAATTGACGAAGCCGCATATTTAGCAGCCAATGCTAAAGTTAAACCTTTAATTACCATCCTATCAGGAAACATTGAAATGCTAGATATGGCCGAATGTGCCGGTGGTGCATGTCCAATCAGATAAAAGTTGAAAAACATTTTCACAAATATAACATAAACTACATATACAAATATGAGCAAGACTACAGCAAAGACAATGACTAAGACCGCCACCGCTTCCGCTAAGGTTGCAAAGCCCACTGGAAAGCCTCCAGTTCCAGCCAAGCCTCCAGTAAAGAAGAAGTAATAGTCAATTAAAACAAAAAAAGCCGCTCTAAAAAAGCGGCTTTACTTTTTTCTACACATTGTTAAATTAGTGTAATTTTAAATATGAATTTAATATTAGATTTTTCTGAGCTTATTGCAAAAAAAAGACAAGGCCCAAAAAGCTCGGCCCAAACTCCAGCGAAACCAGATGAACGCAAAAAAGGTTCTAGCGTAAATAAACCGGGATCTGCTGGCACAAGTCCAGACGCTAAAGAAAAAGCTAAAGAAGCGTTAAATAAAAAAGACGAAAAGCAATTAGTAAGTAAAGCTGAAATCACTTTTAGCCAAAAGGTAACTAACGCTTTAAAAGAAAAAGTAAAAAATCACAACGCTAAACATTCCAAGAAAGTAACTCTTGGACAATTAAAGAAGGTATATCGCAGAGGATCAGGCGCGTTTAGTTCTAGTCATAGACCGGGACAATCAAGAGCGGCTTGGAGTATGGCGCGTGTGAATACATTTTTAAGAATGCAAAGTGGTGGTAAAGTCAAAGACGCTTATCGTCGCGCAGATCAAGATATAGCCAACTAATAACATGAACGATAAAATAGTAGACATTTATTCATTTAATGATTTTGAAGAGGCTGATTTTGATGAATCTCTTTCTGATCTTAAGCAATTTGGTGTAAATGAAGATGAATTGAATCTTAATTTTATTAACATAGAAGAATAAAAATGAACATAGTCACCAAATTACTTACTTATCAAAATCAAGTAAAAATTCTTCATTGGCAAACAACTTCTTTTTCTGAACATAAAACTCTTGATGGGCTATATGGAAGCCTTTCTGGAAATATTGATGAATTTGTTGAGACTTTTATGGGTAAGTATGGTAGAATAATAGCTCAGATTAATTTCAATTTAACGTTGGAAAATTATAAAAATATGCCTCCTATGGGTTTAATGCTTGATATGGAAAACTATTTAATAAATGAATTACCAACAATGCTTGATCCAAAAAAAGACACAGATCTATTAAATATAAGAGATGAAATACTAGCTTCTGTAAATCAAACAAAGTATCTTTTAACCCTAAAGTAAAAAAATGAACATATCAGTAAATTTTACTAACGAAATTCGTGCTGCAAAAGACAAGAAAGCTCTTAATAAACCTTTTAGAACATCAAAAGGCCCTAAAAAGTTTTCTGTTTATGTTAAAAATGAAAAAGGTAATGTTGTAAAAGTTAATTTTGGCGATCCAAATATGGAGATCAAGCGTGATGATCCCGCTCGTAGAAAGAGTTTTCGCGCCCGAATGAAATGCGACACAAACCCCGGCCCTCGTTGGAAAGCTAATTTCTGGAGCTGCAAAATGTGGGAATCAAAGAAGTCTGTAACTGATTATACTTCTAAAGGTGGAGTCGATGATGTCGTTCATCAATGGGATGGTATCACCTTGTGGGAAGAATCTGATCTTTTAAAGCTAGCTCCTCATCTAGCTAAAGCTGAAGAAATCACTGAAGAAATAGAAACTGAATCCGAAGACGTAAATGAAGAAGCTGCCGAGATGGCAATGGCACAATTAGCTTACATTTCAGACTATTCTAAAGATTTGCTTGAGAAACTTCGTGCAAATCCGAAGATGTCTGAAGAGATTGAGTCTTGGGTTCAGAGCAAGATTACTTTAATGGAAGATTATTTATTTGCTATTTACAATTATCTTGTATATTCCCAAAAAGGAGAAGACAATAAAAACGTAATTGAAGCTGGAATGAGAATTCTAAACATCAACGCTTCATGTAAACATTATAATAGCGAAGGAATCGTTAAAGAAATTAAAGATCTTCCTGATGACATGGGAAAAATAATTGCTTATGAAGTTATCAATGATGGGCAAACTTTTAAGAAGGGCGATATTTTAACAAAAACAATAGATCAAATCAAAATCCTAGAAGGTAATAAATAATATGAAATCAAATTTAAAATTCGATACAAAAAATCTCATAGCTGAAGTCTCCATCTCCAACATAATGGAGGAAGACGAAACTGAAATGCATAGCGAATACATGAGCGAGTGTATGCTCAAAGATGAATCTTTGATCAACACTGCCGGAATGTCCACAAGTGACGCTAAGTATATGTGCGGCATGTCATACATGAAAAACCGCCCAATGCTTACTGAAATGGCTGGGCAATTAACTGAAAAACAAAAAACTCTTCCTCCTGCTCTTCAAAAAGCTATTCTTAAAAATATGCAAAAAAAAGGAAAGCTAAATGAAGAAGGCAAGAAAGAAGCTGGAGAATCACCAGAAGCTGAAAAGTCCGAAGCCGCTCAGATAGCTGTTTTTCCAGAAACCCCCGCCGCTCCATCAGGAAATATCACCCCAGATGCAGCCATCGAAGGTTTAAGTATAGATGAAAAATTAAAAATACAACAGGAAAAATCTGCTCCTAAAAATCCCGGTCTTCAGAGTGCTGGCTTCGATCCAAAAGCTTAATAAAAAATAAATCAAAATCAACCGCTAGGAAACTAGCGGTTTTTTGCTGTTGACATCCTTTGTCTTCGTGCTAATCTATCCAAGATGAATAAAAGAGAGCTACTAAGAAAGCTTTTGCATATTCCTCAAAAGGTGCAGCCTTCATTTTGGGGAAAACAGTTTAGAATATTAAATTCTCTACTAAAGAAGTTTCCTGATTTAAAATTCTGGGAACAGATTGTTGTAGTTAAAGTCAATTGTTTGACTTTATATGCAGGAGAAGACGCGAACGGAATATCGGAAAAATACAAGAAATACGTTTTTCAACCTGAATTTAAAAATACAGAAGTACAGATTGGCGAAAAGACTGGACAAGACTATAATATTAGTATAAAACCTAAGACAGTTAAAGACTTTTTAAAATGACTAAGAAAATAAAAGAAGTAAAAGTAGAAACAGAAAGCGGTAAAATAATCACTTCTCAAGATCAACTAAAAAGTTTCTTGAAGAACAATAAAGATTCGCATTATAATTTTGAAGAAAGTATAGAGTATAAAATTTCTAGCGGAAGCCTTCTTCTTGATTACTTTTTAAATGGCGGCATTGGTACTGGGCTGCATCGTTTCTGCGGCATCAATGAAGGCGGCAAAACTAGCTGTGCGCTTCAGTTCATGAAGAACTTCTTAGATCAACCTAAGAAGCGTAAAGGCTTTTATATCAAAGCCGAAGGGCGATTGAGCAAGGAGATGATTGACCGTTCTGGAGTTAAATTTGTATTTAATGGTGACGAATGGGTGGAAGGCACATGTTTTGTATTTGAATCTAATATTCATGAAACAGTATTTGATTCAATGCGAGAACTAGTCGGAAAAAACGATGAAAAGATTCAATATTTCTTTTTACTCGATTCTGTCGATGGCTTGATTCGTAAAGGTGATTTAGAAAAGACTTTTGAAGAATCTCAAAAAGTTGCCGGTGGCGCAGTTATTGCCGCCGATCTAATGAAGCGCATGTCCATTGCGTTGCAAAAACGCGGTCATGTTGCGGTATTCGTTTCTCAAGTTCGCGCTGATATCAAGCTCGATCCTTATAGCAAGGCTCCAATTCGCCAAACTACAGCTACAGGCGGAAACGCTTTACTACATTTTGCTAATTGGATTTTTGAATTTGATTCTCGCTTCAAGAGTGATTTGATTCTTGAAGATCCTACCGCTTCTTACGACGAACAAAAGAATCCTTATCTAGGTCATTTTGTAAAAATTATAGTTAAAAAGTCGCCAAACGAAAGAACTAACTGTACTATTCGTTATCCTATTAAGTATGGAAGAAAGAATGGAACGTCAAATTGGATCGAAAAGGAAATCTTTGACTTTCTAACTATGTGGGAGATCGCCATTAAAAAGGGAGCTTGGATTAGTTTCGACGAAGAGTTTCTGAATATTCTAAAAGAAGCTGGGTTCACAGACTTTCCTGCTCAGATTCAAGGGTCTGCTAAATTTGAACAGATGGTCAACAACAACGAAAAGTTGAAATCGTTTTTCTTTAAATACATCAGTGAAAACTTATTAAATTTTGGCGATGGAATTTCTATCACTGAGTAATAAAAAAAGACGTTGCAAGAATGCTCGCAATTATTTAATTGATTGGAGCGCGAATAGTCGTAGTAAATTTCAAACAGAAGCTAAGAAATTTTTAAGCAACTATTGGCAACAGAATATTGTGTTTGAAGAGTTTCCAATAGTTGGAACTCGTCTTACCTTGGACTTTTATAACGCTAATAAAAAGATAGCTATAGAAGTTCAAGGCAGACAACACACTGGATTTGTTAAGTTCTTCCATACAAATAGAATGAATTTTCTTCATCAACTCAATAGAGATAAGAAAAAAGAACGTTTTTGCGAACTTAATAAAATTACACTTGTAACTATATTTGAAAACGATACTATAAATAAAGAGCTTTTCGAGAGTCAAGGTGTAATATT